TTGCTTCGCTTCAATCGACTGGCTTTGACGCCGCAAGAAAAGCTGGTTGCGACTTCTTATGGAGCGTTGAGGCTGACGTCCTTGTGCCGCAAAACGCTCTTACAGTATCGTTGCAGATGCTTGAGTTCGATGATGGTTATTACGATGTCGCTTTCGTTACTTATCCGTCTCAGGGCGGTGGAAGCTTCTTAGGCGGTTATGGCGACTATCAGCATCCGATCGCGGAAGATCACTCGATCGAAGAACTTGAGAAGCCTTGGTGGCTAGTCTTATTGCTTGATCGATGCGATGCTCGATTGAACGACGAAACCCTTACCGACGAAAAGAGAAAGAAAGAAATTGATCGCATGGCGAGGCTTCGAGAGCGATTAAAAAAATGTCCGCCGATCGGCAACGTATTCGAACTCAACGCAAAACAATGGAGACGAAGAGGCTGGCTCAATAATAGCCATCCCGGAATCGGTAGAGGCGCCGTAATCGAGACAGACTGGACGGGACTAGGTTGCACACTCATGTCTAAGAAGGCTGCCAGTCTCGCTCATTTCGACGGATACGATGGCGGCGGGACTCAAGACTTGTATCTTAACTGGCACCGTTGGCATCCTGCTGGACTTCGTTTCTGTTGCATAACGCATACGATTTGCGATCATGTCGTCAGAGACAAAGAAGAAGGTCTTGTTACCTTAAAATCTTACCACGAGCCAATCGGAGAAACTCGTGGGCATCTTCGATATCAAAGAACTCCATTTCACAAATTCTCATGAAAACTATACTCATCACAGGAAGCGCCGGATTTGTCGGCTCGCACGCAGTCGAATGGTTGCTCGAAAAAACGGACTGGAATATCGTCGGACTCGACTCGTTTCGTCACCTTGGCGACGCAGAGCGAATCAACGACTCAAAAGATTTTGGCGGCAGATATAAAATTGTCTGCCACGATTTGAACTCTCCGATCTCGTATCGAACCAAACATCGAATTGGCGAGATTGATTATATCTTGAATTGCGCATCGATATCTCATGTTGATACTTCGATCGAAGATCCGATCTATGTTTGGGAATCAAATACTCGATTGATCGGCAATATTCTCGAATATGCTCGATCACTCAAGTCTCTCAAGAAGTTTATTCATTGCTCGACAGACGAAGTATTCGGAGCCGCGGAAGACGGATATGCACACCACGAGTGGGACGTTATCGCACCTTCGAATCCATACGCAGCTTCAAAAGCAGCTCAAGACGCCCTCTGCTTTACATACTGGCGAACATACGGGTTACCAGTCTCGATTACTCATTGCATGAATATGATTGGAACGAAGCAAGATCCAGAGAAATACTTGCCGAAGATTATCAGCAGAGTGGCGTCAAGTCGAGAAGTCGTCGTTCATGGATCCGAGAATAATGTCGGCTCAAGAATGTATCTCGATTGCCGGAACCTCATCGATGCTTGGCTCTTCATGTTTCGGAATATTGAGTTCAATCAATACTCGGAAAGTTGCAATCGGATGACTAAGTTCAACGTAGCGGGACTCGAAGAGATTTCAAATCTGGATCTAGCCAAGAGAGTCGCCGAGCTTATGGATGAGCCTCTTCTTTATCGCTTCGAAGATTTTCACAAGACCAGACCGGGGCACGATCGAAGATATGCTCTCGATAGTTCGAAGATTCTTGAGGCTGGATGGAAACCACCTATTGCTCTCGATCAAACTCTTTCCGAAGTGATTGCGCACGTTCTATCGAATCCGCAGTGGCAGGAATAGTTGACAAAATAACAAGTTTATATGGCTCAACAGATATTCATAAATTTTGATGTCGAAGATTTAAAAAACGCAAGATGTCGGGCTGCGGATGACTTGAGAATAAAAAAGTTCTCGCAGTTGGTTGCTGGCGACTCAATCGTTTACGATCTGTTTTTAACTGGCTCAAGTGGGCTTCTCAACATTCAAGACTATGCTGCTGTTCGGATGGGTATCGGTAACCTCAATTCCAAACCAGAATCAGGGAGTTATACGATCGAAGGAACTCAAACCCTACAATATAACCATTCCGCAGGAGAGCTTGAAACGGCAATCGAAACCGTAACTGGTAACGGCTGTGATGTCGTTCAACTCTCTGAATTCGTTTTTAAAGTTTCGTTCGATTCCGCAGGGTCACAAGCCTCGCTCGCAATAGATTCCTCAGACTTAGTGCCTGACAGTTCGGTAAGCGTTACAGTTTTGACTCAAGGAGGGGTTGAAACAGAGGAAGTTTGGCTTTGGAGAATCTATCGCAATGCAATAGCCTTTACTGATACTTTCACAAACATCACAGGAAATGGAATCCAAGGAACGCTATCTCTGGCAACTGCTGGCATATATGACTTGCTTGATAATAAAACGACTGTTAATACGCTTTTTGAGATAGAACTCACCGATACTGTGGGTGATGTTCAAACAATCGCTCAGATACCAGTCAAAATCAATGGAGAGGTAATCGGGACTGGATTTGAAGGGCAAGTCCCGTCTGCTCGAACTTTAGACCCAAAAGCTGCTGACTTTTTAGCAAGTTTCCCAGATCCTACATTCAACGATCAATTAACTATTAGCGATGCAACTGACAATTCATTTACTGGCATCGGATCTGGCTTAGTAGTTGGAAAAACAAATATACATGCTGCAGAAAATTCTGTTACAATAGGAGAAAATAATAATGCAGGCTCAACTAAAAATTCGCTCTTAGTTGGTGAAACGAATGAAACGTCTCAGAGTAATTCTGTAACGCTAGGAAACAATAACGTCGTAGGTGGAACAGGTATCCCTTTTGCTACTAGTGGAACAATTTATGATGATTTCGATTATGCGAGTGGAATATATCTATATAATGCTACCGATGGAGGTCAGGGATTTAATAATGCTTGGTATGGAGCAGAAGGTTCTACCGCAAACTGGAGAATGACTGGAACAGGCAGGAGTCTTTTCTTTGATCAACTTTCAACTAGTGAATACGGCTTAATATCCGATGGCAGTGGTCATATCTGGTGCGAATATTCTTGTCAGAATGGTCGTGATTTTTCCAGTTCATTGCCCGCATCTTCGACTTACTGCACGATGTTGGTTCGAGGCTATGATGGCGGTGCTTCTGTTGCACAAATGCGTATTGAGTTTTATAGTTCCACTGGTGCAACTGGCAATATGCGATTGAATGCAGGTATCGACCAAGGAACTCTATTCGTGTCACCTAGCGTTAAAGGTTACAGTAAAGGAACTACCCTGCCAAATGCGTTTCAAGATGGGAAAACCTATCTTCTGGCAATGAAGAGAACTTCGAGTGCCGTTTACGCTTCGTTAATTGAGGCTGATGGCGACCCTAGCACACTCCTTTCTGAACCTACTTGGCAAATTGCTTCAAGTGGCACTACTGGCGTAAGCTTTCAATCCATCAAGCTGCTAGGAAATAACACAAATCCAAATACTGGTGCAGGTATTCGAGTTGACGAAATAAGGATCGCTGACAGTTGGGAAGATGCTGTCGATGGAATACGATATGATGAGGGCTCTCAATCAATAGCGATTGGCTCGAATAATTATATTGGCATAACTACAGATGCTATTGCGGTTGGTGATGATAATGATATTCTTGGAATTAGATCTTATGCGATTGGAGAAGGCTTAAAAGATTTCGGTGATGACAATACTCTCCTTTTGGGTCGATTCAATGAAGATCCTGCTGATGATTCAAAGATCGTTATTGCCAATGGGGTAGATGATGATGACCGATGCACAGCTATGGAGTTCAAGGCTAGAACCAATGTTGCCACAAATAATAGTGGTGTCATGATGCAAGCATTATTGAACAGTCCTAGCTATTCCAATGATTCGGCTGCATCCGCAGGTGGAGTTGAGGTAGGAGAGCTTTATCGCAATGGAAGTACCATCAGAATCAGAATGACTTAGACTTATGGAAGATATTATATTTAGATCGGCAATCGGCACTAGCGGTTTCCTTGCCACAATAAGCCTCAGCCCAGTAAATGAAGCTCTCGGCTTCTGCGTTGGAGTTGCGACATTTACATATATGACGGCTTCTGCGATAAAGGTGATAAAAGAATTGCGAAACAAATGACTCCTGAACTCATAGCAATGCTTGGCGGTGGAGTCTCTGGCTTTGTAATGAAAATGATCGCGGCTCAAGCTCAAAGTCAGACTCGCTTATTCGAGCAAATGATTCAGAAGCAAGAAGCCGCAGACTTGTCCGCCGACAAAGCTTCGAATCGTGGCGGAGTATGGATGCGCCGAGTTATTACCGTGAGTGTTCTGTTTGCGATAATAATCGTGCCAACGATTGTCGCCTTTACCGATGTAGGTGTTAGTATGCAGAGAGAAACAAACGGCTTTCTGGGGCTATTCAAGAGCGATAAATGGGAAACGATTCAAGGTTATGTAATCTTACCAGAGGTTCGTCAAACGGCTCTCGCCATTGTAGGTTTTTACTTCGGTTCGAGCCAAGTAAAATAGATACGTCGATTGACTCGATCGAGTCTTTTGACGAAAAAACATTGTCGAAGCGCAGTCAGATATCGAAGAGGGAAGATCGGTTCGAGAAACAGAGGATCGGCAAAAAGAATGAACACTCTTTTCAAAGGCTCAGGGGAAAGATCCGTAGCAATGCCGAAGAGCTTGGCGAAGCCGAGAAAAGCTTTTGATTTGCCTCAAGGTAGAACGCTAGTCCTTTCGGACGTTCATATCCCCTATCACGATTTACACGCTCTTGAAGCGGCTCTGGATTACGCAGACAATCTCGATATCGATAATATCTTATTGAACGGAGATACGATCGACTTTTATGCGATCAGTCGTTGGGACAAAGATCCAGAGGTTCGAAACCTTGCGGCAGAGCTTGAGAAGACTAGAGCCTTCTTGATGCACCTGCGAGGTCGGTATCCGAAAGCTCAAATCATTTGGAAGAACGGCAATCACGAAGAACGGTGGGAGAAATATTTATGGCACAAAGCTCCAGAACTTTGCGGAGTCTCTGATTTCGAATTGAGAAAGATTCTTCGATTTGACGAATACGAGATTGATTTCGTTCACGGTCGCCAAAAGATCAAAGCTGGGAAGCATTTGACAATTATTCACGGACACGAAATTCCTGGAGCTTTCGATCCGGTCAACTTCGCTCGAACTCTTTGTGTCAAATTGAAGGTATGCGCAATGGCTGGCCACAAGCATAAAGTGAGTCAACATACCGAGAAGACCGCAGACGATAAATATATTACTTGCTGGTCCACGGGTTGCTTCGAAGAAATGCATCCGGATTATATGCCGTTAAATAATTGGGGCCACGGGTTCGCCGTTCTCGAATTGAAGAACAACGACTTCAAAGTTCATAATCATTCGATCGTCAACGGGAGAGTTATTTAATGCAGAAGAAGATTATTGCGTTCACGGGACCAAAAGGAGTCGGCAAGACTTCGCTGGCGGTCCTTCTCAAATCTTTTCTTGATTCTTGTGAGATTATATCTTTCGCCAAGCCGATCAAAGATATGATCGAAGCCATGGGAATCGATAAAGACTCAATCGCGGATCCAGATAAAAAAGATTTGAAACTCGATTGGCTCGATTGCTCGCCAAGAAAAATGATGCAAACTCTTGGGACCGACTGGGGCAGAAATATGATCGATCAAAATATATGGATCAAGCTTGCTCGAAAGAAGATCGAAGACTCGAAAGCAGAAGTCGTTTTGATTGACGATTGCCGATTCGACAATGAAGCCGAAATGATCGAGAGTCTTGGCGGATATATTATCGAACTGTATCGACCGAACTTTGACAAATACACAAACGAACACGAAAGCGAGAAAGGCGTTCGATTTGTTACAGATCATATGAATGTCGATGTTTTGGAATTTGCGGCAGAAGACTTGATCGCTCAGTTCAATCTTTGACAGTTTCTTATTTATATGAGCATATCGAAAGACGCACAATACGACGATCTTTTCGCAGATATACGAGCGAGACTTTCCGAGCACTTTCCTAACTTGCTCTTCGTCGTTATGGACGACGATGGTGATTTGTATTACGACTACACGAATATTCCAGTTGGCAAAATGCTAGCCAGAGAGATGCTTGAAGACTTAGAAAGCGACTCGGTCGAGATCGATTGGGACGACGACGAAGACGATAAATGGCTCGTTGACGACGACGAAGACTCGTCTGAACTCGCTTAAATAAAGCGATTGCAGACTTTTTTATTTTTTTTTATTTTTTTTTCACTTAGGGCTTGACTCGTGAGAATAAAACGAGAAGATCGTTTTCATACTCAATAGAGTATATTTAACCTAAATACTAAAAATACAAAATACAAAATACAAAGACACTATGAAAAACACCAATACCAAAACATTCGAGATTGAATACGGGGTCGTCAAAGATGGCCTGCTTACATTGCCCGTAGAGGGAAATGCCTACACATACGCAGAACACATAATCCAGTCTTATCTCGACTGGAGATTTAGGCCACAGAGCGGTATCTTTTCGGATGCGGTCGCTTTGTCCAGTATCGGCAAAAGTCACTTCTTTGAGGCAGTTTTTTCGGGTCTCGATGAGCGAATCCAAAACAAAGAGTTTTGCAAGTGGATTAAGGACTTTTGCTCTGACATCTATCTAGCTATTGCAATTGCCAAGCGTCGCAATCCCGAATTGACTCACGACGAAGCAAGCCGCAAAGCTTTGAAGAACGAAGCACTCAGCGAAAAAGACCGCCGAAGCCTGAACATCTCAGTAGACATTGCCAGCGGAATGACCGCCGAGGAGTTGCAAAAAAAATACGCATAAAATTTCACCAAAAAAGCCCTTAGCCCTTCGGGGCGGGGCGCCACCCTTAAATACAAATATACGAAATATGTCAGACGAAATCCAAACTATTCATACCAACTGTCCTATCGACGGGCACGAAGAAATAACTCGAATCGTTGCCGAGTTCTTTGTCATCAATCCAGAGGAAGAATATGTCCTCTTAGAGACCGGCGGCGAGGAATATTCTTTCGAGATATACCATCCAAAGACCGTTCACGCAATCAACATACTTCTTCAAGAAGCTCATTTTGGCGGAACGCTCGAATCTTCTACTCTATAATCCGATGAGCATTATAACACTCATACTCGCTCTTATCTCCGTCGAATCAAACGGCAACGATCGAGCAATCGGAGACGACGGACTCGCCTACGGCTGTCTTCAACTCCACGCGGCTTATGTTCAAGACGCCGCTGAATACGCCGGCAAAGATTGGACGCACGAAGATGCTTTCGATCGAGAGACTGCAATCGAAATCGTCTTGGCTTATATGTCGAGATATGCGACGGAAGCTCGTCTCGGGCGACCAGTTACTGCTGAAGATATCGCTCGTATTCACAATGGCGGCCCGAACGGCTACAAGAAGCCAGCGACAGAAAAATACTGGCAGAAAGTTCAAGCTCGACTCAATCTCACGAGCGATAATTAAATCGCTCTCAACCATAAAAAAAAACATGATAATCGAAATAGTATCAGTGTCGCTGGCTG